GGTATTGTTGCTACAGCATTACCAGTTGCACCTACTGATGCACCTTGTACTTTGCCTAGAGCAATACCATTAAAACGATCTGGGTACAACGCTCCTACATGATTCGCAATCATACCGTCTCCTTAAGCGTAAGTTTCACTAACAGCTTCACCGCCATTAGTTGCTAATAATGTTACTGATGTGTTTGCTGATGCTGCCACCGCAAATACATTTTGACCGTCAGAAATAATAACGCCACCAGTGTTGTTAGCTAAAAGCGTAGCAGCACTAGAGCCATTATTTGCTGTCACAGTTACGTTAGCTGTTGGGTACATTAAGTACACACCAGCTGGAATAACTGTACCAGGTGTTGTCACGGCTGTAACAGTTGTTGTTTGAAAGTAGGCACCTGCAGTGTTAGTGTTAGTACCTGAAACTAAAATCTTATTGGTTGCTAATGACATAACTTATTCTCCTTAAATTGTTAATGAGTTATATCCAGTAACCTTAGTCATGGATTTTGGTTTAGTATTCACTAACTCAGCAATAGTTAGCACCGCACCTACATAACCAATTTGCCAGTTAGGTAGAGTTGATTCAAAACCTGTAAACACAAATGAACCTTGGTCATGGATATATAATGAGAGGTAATTTGTATTGAGGAAGTAAACCGTACCTTCTGGGCAATATGGGTCTGGATAAATTGGCACACCAGCTACCATCAATGCACGGAAAGCTGCTTGAGGACCGTTTGCTTCACCATCAAAGCCTGAACCTGGAGTAATTACATATTGCTCTTGACCAACGTAGTCTTGAGCTAATAATGTCCAAGTACCAAAGCCGCACACACCAAAGCTAGGCACTTCAGCAGAGTTTTTAACTGTGCCAGAAATGTATTGCAAGATGTTTTGACGGGTTGGGTTGACACCACCTGCTGCATATTGTTTTGATTGCCACCAAGTATATGTAGCACGGTCAATATTACCGTAAGTACCACTTGATGAAACAGCTGCAGGTAACCCTGTAAATTGTTGAGTATTAGTACTGTTGTTGTACAAGCTTGTTGCCATAGCATCCATCATAACGTTGGTTGCATCATTCATTCTAGCTTCAATCAAAGGAATGACTGCGGCATCTTGTTGAACTGCACCTTCCATACCTAGGAATGGAACTGGAGCAATCATCAACTTTAAGTTGAACTCAGCATTGTATGCGCCTTGTTGAACTGAAGGTTGATTGAATGAGCCAGAATAGTCTGACCATTGTGCGTTCACAAATTGTGAGCCTTGTACAGGCACAGTTACTGAAGAAACACCACCAGATGCTTGTTGACTGTTTGCAATCAACGCTGCCATCAATGGGGTGCTGTTATAAAGTTGTACGACTAGCTTCGGGATAAACGCTCTACGAGTGACGTAAGTCAACTCCGTTAATTGTGTTGAACCTGAAGCCGGAAGAATACCACCACCTATAGCCATAGCTTATCTCCGTTTTTAATAAAATTAATCCCCGTTACTATTAAAGACCAATGGGTTTAGGAGATTTCCTAAGCTCATTAAGCGCTTTAAATGCTTCATCCCTTGCAGCTGCCACAGGATTTTTCTGAAATTTAGAAAGATCAAATTTGGACAACGTACTTGGGTTATAACTTGTACCTGGAGTTGGAGCTGCGGATTGCTGCATCCATTTCCAATACTCTGCTGCTGTTTCGTGATTAGGAATGTTTTTTTCTAACATTATTTTTTCAATAGATTCAATGTCAGCATCGTCTTTAGCTAATCCTTTTTTAAGGAGCGATTGACGTCTTTCATTTAAACTATCTCTTGCATCACGTTCACGCATTCTGTTTTCTATACCTTCTACTCTTTCATAAGCTTTTGATACGGCACTTGTTGTCGCATCTTCAATCTCTAATTCAGGGATTGGTAAGTCTGGTTTAGCTTTTTTAGTTAAGCGTAAAAAATCTTTTCTTGTTTCTGGATTCTCTGCTAACTGTCTAGCTAAAGCAGCTAACTCAAGCGTTTGTTCATTTGACATATCTTCTAAACTCATGACTATCCCCTTTTAAATTAAATTACTTTTTTACCGTCAGCTGGTTTTTGAACATTCATGCGGTTCTTAGGACCAGCTTTAGCTGCACCGTCTAATCCACCCATTTCAGAGAAACGTGGTGTATTTACGATTTGACCGTTTTGTTGGTTGTTATCAGTTGGGCGTCTTGGTGCACCAGCTGCTCTTGGTTTAAATAAATCCATTTATTGCTCCTTAAGTGTCATTGGTTATACAGGTCCAGGTGAAGGTGGCAATCCTTGCGGACCTCCGCCCATACCAGGAATTTGTGGCGCTTGTGCCAATGCTTTACTTTCAGGCGTTGCGCCTCCAGCCTGAGGTAAAGCTTGTAGCATCTGTAAAATTTCAGATTGCTGCAATTCTTTTACGCTATTTTTTCTTTCGCCAATAACTGCTGTGAGTGATTTCAATGCAGACAATACCTTTTGTCCTTCTTCTGAATCACTACCAATTGCTGCTATGGATTGTTCGATTAAGTCCATTGCCATACCAATATTAATTAAAGCTGCTTCGCGGCTTCCTGTTTTAGGTTCTGGGGTGGACATTGGAGATGCCATTGGAGGAGTTTCATCCGCTGACATAGATGTATCTACAGGCTCTGCTTCATTTTTAGCAGGCATAGGAGTAGTCGATGTTGGTTTTTCCATCATCTGTAATAATTCTGCTGAGGGTTCTGCCATTTTTTTTCCTAAGTTTATATGCTAGATATAAACAATTTTTTTAGGATTGTCAATACCTATGCAATTTATTTGCACATTTTACGGCTCTTACGACCTTTTCTTGCCATTTTAAGTCCTTTCAAAATGAAGGCGACCACTTTTTTAGAGAGCAGCCATACTCTTTTTTTAATATCCACGTTTCATATTTCTTGCAGAACTGCGGTCTGTCATGCGAGTTCCATAAGTTTTCATACCTTGTACGCGGTATTGTAAACTTGCAGGTTGATCTTGTCTATTTAATTCTGCAGTCGAATAACGAGGTTGATCTGCAGTGGGTGTTGTCATATCACGTTCTGCCATTATAGTTCCTCCATATCAGTTGCTGGTGGAGCTGGACTAGGTGTAGGTGCCTGAGGCGCCATAGCCATCATCTCAGCTTGTTTTTGCTCATTAGCTTTTAATTTCTCTTTGAGCAATTGTTTCATTGGAGGTTCAAGTAAATCAATGAGACCCTCACGATCAATAGCTTGCGCTTTAAATAGATTAAATGCAAGTTGTCTTAAATCTTCTGTAAAGATTGGTGAGTTACTATGTGCATCTACTTTCACCACAAAATCTTCTGTAAATTGTGCAGCAATAAATGGTACGCCGTCAACATCTTTAAAGTGAGTGCCATCATACACGCGCATCATTTTTAAATAAAGAGTTGCTACTTTTTCTAGTGCATCTTCAACAATGATCGCACGTTTCTTAGCACGGCTAGAACCTAAACGCGCTAATTGTGAAGCATGACCTGCAGAACGAACACCTTGTTCACCACGACCAGACAATACAGATGAGATACCGGAAGCTTCTGCAAACATTGCGTCAACTTCATGGATCACTTCAAATAATTGTTGTGGCATGGTAGGTGCAACACGCTCTACTTTAGCATTAGGTAAGTCAGATGAAAGCAATCCACCTGCGCGATTCAATGCAAAATTCTTTTCATCTAAGATGCCAGAGAAACCAATCAATGCTGTAGGTGGGTTCACTTGTTTAGATAAGAGATCAAGAATCTCAGACATACGTTTATTTCTTAGTTGTTGTAAGAAAACTAAACGTTGTACTTCAGATTGACCCCAGTAGTAATCGTATTGTGGGTTAGGACAAATTTGTATGAAAGGACATTCGCCTTTTAGGAATACAGTTTCACCTGGTCTGTCATAGATAACTATATCAGGATCAGCAATGGTCACCACTTGATAGTCTTGTGTTTCATCATTCCATACCCAAAGCTCATTCATTTCAACTGTATCTTCAGCCACACGCGCTTTATAACGAGTGTAACCAGATAAATCTAAATTGACGTTACCATACATGGTTGGATTAGACTGTGACATCACAATTCGATCTAAACCTTCTGGTACGTCTAAACCACCTTGATGGTAAGCAGAGCTTACTCGTTTTAAAATCTCATCACGTTTAGGATGAGAATACAAACGATTCATCAATTCTGATTTAGTAATATAATATTTTTGAACTAATGCTTCTT